TTAATCTTCTTTAAATGAACTAAAAATATCCGAAATAGACTCTTTAATATTAGGATTAGAATCTGCTAAATTCTTCAATGCATTAGATTTAGTAGTTTTAGATTTTTCAGATGTTTTAACAGGAGCTCCATTTTTATGATTTCTCCATCGTTCATATTCAATTTGAGCAGCCATATGATCTGCATGATGTAATATTACTGGCAAATTAGTTTTTAATTTAGCTTGTGCTGATCTAGAAATAAAATATGGCTTATTAGCATCATCATATATACCATCATGAATTTTAATAGCTTGATATTCATTCCAAGACATATTAACATTATACTTATGAAGTAAAAATAATGATAAATCTGGTACCATTGTAAAAGGAATCTGTTCATTGTGTTTATAAAGACGTCCCATATTTTTACGATGCCAATCTGATGTCTCTGTCTGATATACTTCATTGCCATGGCCAGGAAACCCTGTTTTACCTAAATCATGATGCATAGCAGAAAATAATAATTCTTCTTTAGTATACCCTGATATATCTGCTCCCATTTTTTTCCATGTATCGTATAATGTTTCTGCACAATCCATTACCCGAAGTACGTGATCTATATATCCTCCTGCAAATGCATTGTGATAATGAGCCATGGAAGATGCTGGCATAAACATTAAACGTTCTTCAAACTCATCATATAATTTATTTAATTGACTTTTTCTAGTAGGAAATAACGTATTAACTAATTCTCGATACTTAGTCCAGTTATCTTTTATTTGTTGTGCTTCTAACATTTATTTTAATAATAGATAATTATTTTGATAATTCCAAATGTTGGCCATTTACTAATTTACATGTACATCTCCAACATGTATATCCTGTTGCTCTAGCATCAACTTTATCTGACACATATTCACAGTATTTGCATTTCATTTTTTTAAATCCGCGATTTTTTTGATTTTTATTTTTTCTCATGAAATAACTTTTGGCCATTTAGTAATTGATTTTTTTTCTTCTTTTTTTTCTAATTCTTGTTGTGTTATCTGATCAGATTGTTCTTGCAGTGACAATTCTGATTCTGGTTCTTGTTTTTGCATTTGTTGATTTTTATTAATAATTTTATTTATAGCTTTATTTCTTCGATTAAAATAATTTTTAGTTTCACCGTATATATTTTTAGTATTATTAAATTTAAATGAGTGTTGAGCCGAAACTAATAATATAACTGCTAATGGATCAAATACAATAATAAACAATAAAATAAACCAATTAACTACTTTATCAGTATCCTTGCCGGTTATTTTAGCAACATATTTAAGTGGACCTATTTCTGCAGCTGCATCTGAATTTGTTTGTAAATCTAATATTTTTAAATCTATTTTGCTAACAGAATCCGTCAATGCATATTGTTTAACTGATAAAGTATCTCTTCGCTTTATAGAATTATCTAATTGTTTTTCTAAAGCTCTTCTTGTAGATCCAGATGTTGTATTAATAATATTACCATTACGATCTCTGCGTTGAATTTTATTATTAGATAATCCGGTAGTTAATTCTGCAATATTTTTATTTAAAGATTGTGTTTCTGCAGAAATGGTTTTTAATTGAGATTCAAATCTATTTTTTTTATTCTGATGTAACGCTATTTTTTGATCTACTTCGCGAACATTATATGCTGTTTCTTGATAAGCTGAAACTAGGAATCCATATATACCTAATGATGTTATACCCATTAGAATAACTAATGCGGATATTAAATAGGCTTTTGATAACCATTTAACGTTTTCCCAAAATCTATGCAGATATGATGCTGTAATTAGTTTTGCAGTTTCTAATGCAGACGCCATTATTATAACTGCAGTTGCTTGTGAAGAAAATAATTTGCTTAATCCAAATACACTATAATATGCTGCTATTGATGCTAATATCAACGCAATGCTTAAAGTTAAATACGAAAAAAACTGATTCATTATTCACGATCAATATAATATTTTGCTGATTCTAATTTTTTAACTGCTCTTCTTAAATTGTCTATAGCAGAATTAACATCGGTTTTACCTTCTGTAATCATTCTGCCTACTTGTTTAACTATGTCAGTTGCATCTTGTAGATCGTCTGTAACTTTGTTTTTAAATTTATACTGTGCCATTTTATAACTCCTTGTTTTTATGTTTTGATTTTCTAGTATATTTTTTTCTATTAACGTACACATTAGGCCTAGTAGCCATTTTAATTTCTTGATATGTAGCTTTAATAGTTTGCATTATATTAATAAATATATTATTCCGTAATTATTGGTGTATTTTGTACACATTGAACATTTATATTTTGTAAAGCCATTTCTTTTGCCTTAGCTTCTACAACAATATCTAAACTATCTACACCATAAGTATTAGGAAGCTTAGTAATATAATCTGCATGAGCCTGCTCTTTAATCTTGCTAAATGCTTTGTATTCTTTATGAAAAGTTGGCCATTGTTCTATATTAGCCATATCAATATTATGATGCTTGAACATTCGCTCAATAAGCAACTGATTCTCACGGCGTCTAGACTCTGAGTAATGAGTGCATTGAGTAACGCCATGTTTATCCCAAGTCTCACGAGCCATAAATAATGCTTCTGCTTCAGTCAAATCACCAGTATTAAAAGTATGATGCCAATAGTCAAAAGTAATAGGAATCTCAGTAACTATATGCACCATTTCATACAAATCACGAACGGAGTACATAGATGCCTTGTCATCATTTTCTATAACCAATCTAGCACGACACTCTTCAGATAAACGATAATAGTTTTCAATCCAACGTTTAGTAGTCGAATGCTTGTCGCCATAAGCTGCACCAATATGAATATTGATCTTGTTCTCGAAGCTAGGAGAGTAACCAAGCATATCAAACATTTCAGAATGTCGTTCTAAACCAATAATACTATTATGAACAACTTCTTCGTTAGGACTACCTAGTATATGAAAAGGACCAGGATGAGTAGTCAATCGATGACCATGCGCTCGGGCATAATCACCAGCAGCCATAAGCACTTCGCATATTTCTTCGTAGTCAGGCAGATCTTTTATCTCGTAATGATTCCAACGAGGAAACATTTCAGAACCAATACGAAATAACTGAATACCATTTGCTTCATTCCATTTGAGTATCTTGATAAGATCTTTTGCGTTTGCTAAAGAACGTTGAGATGCTAACGGCATACCACCTTCTTTGAACTTGCGCTCAATCATAGTTCGACCCGTACGGATCTGTTGCTTGCCTAAGTGCATATTATTACATGCATAACCATATCTAATCATAAGACTTTTTTTATTAATATAAGAAAAAATTTTCACATATACAAATAATCGATAAAAGTAAAATAAGTTATATTTATTAGTATATACATATTATATACCAAAAAAAAAATATTTTATTATGAATAGATATAAAAACATTTTAGCAGAAAATTTAGCTAAATTTAAAACAAAAAATTTACCAGCTGAATTTATTCAACGAATCCAAGAACAAGCTCAAGTAGATGCGTTAATTCGTTTAGTTTTTCCAAATGGAAATTATATAGACTTATGGGAACCTAAAAATGCAAAATTACTTAAACAGTATGAAACAAATAAAAAGCCATTTGAAAATTACGGAGATCCTCAAACAAAAGGTGATAAAACAATTCAAAAAATAAAATACACAAATGAAAGTCTATTAGCTCGAATAGTAGATCAAAGATACAAAGCTAATGGGACGCAATATATATCCGGTGAACCTGATCATCTTTTCAAAAGTGGTAGAATATATAGAGCTACTAGTGGATATTGGAAGACATTGGCTGCAAAATATCCTAAATCCAATTTAACATATGGTGTCGATTTAGATACATTACTAAGATTAATTGCAGCTCAAAAAGGTAATGAAACCGAGGGGGAAAATGTGGGTGGAATAAAAGGCGGAACAGTTATATGGAATCAAATTATTGGAGGAATGAAAAATAATTTTTTCTCTAAATACATAATAAAAAACCCATCAAATCCAAAAAGCGGTGGATATGCAATTACATATAATGGACGACAAATCAATGATTCTTGGGAAAGTTTTAAACAAAATGCATTGTTTGCAGGTATATTAGGAGATTATCAGCCTTTGAATCCTTTAAGAGAAAAAGCTGTGCAACAATTGGCTTCCAAACGAGGATCAGCTGATGATTTGAAAAAAATAGGAAAACTCAAAAAAGAAGATGGGTCATATGATATAACTCAAAATTGGATGGACCAAACGTTTCATACCAGTTTCATAACGGGAACAAGATCTTTTGCAAGAGGAGAGGACGGAAAAATGGCGAAAAATCCATCTTATACAGACAGAAAAAATACAGGAGTACCACCATATGGAATAAGTTTACGGTTTGATGTTAAACAAGGAGCCGATGGAAAACTTTATGGTCGTTATGAAGTATATGGCGTATCTAGAGAAGCAAGAGGCCAAGGTAATTCAGATCAATTTGATATAGGTGTTATTAATGTCTATATAGATAACAAGCCGAATCGTGTAGTATTAGATAACAGGATTAAAGTAACCCAAGACGATGAAAGATGGATGGAAAAACGAGCTGAAAAGGGAAGTTCAACTACTGATTTTAATGATACAGATAAAAAAGATGCAGCAAAGACAGATTTAGAAAATTTTGCAAAAAGACATGGAAAAACGTTAAAGGCTAAATTCATAGAATTAGTAAAAGCATCAGGTATTGAAACTAAATAAAAAAAAATATTATTAACAACAATAAGCGCATATTATGATATATGCGCTTTTTTTTTATTATCTAATTACGATCTTCGGATTAATTGATTTATGAGCAACGCTTAAAGCATGAAACTTATCTGTTTCCTCCCATATATATGAATATATAGAAGTATTTGTCTTTAAATCTATATAATGATGAGTAATTATACGTTTATTTTCTTCTTCATCTTCAGCTAATGCTGATGGTTCATCTACTCCAATATGAATAATATTATTATTAAGTTTTTCAAAAACTACAATATCCATAGTAGAAAATAACATTCTATTAGAAAAATAATAACTTTTCATTTTCTTAATATCAAAAATTCTGTAACAATCTCTATTATAACTTGTTTTATGTGGTTTGTTTTTTACAAGATCTAATCCATTTACAGAATCGTTTATTTTATATTTATTATAAGTTTCATATGTAATAAAAATTTTAGTTATATCATTAATTGATATATTATTTTTATTAGTTTGAGAAAATAGTTGTGTTGCTATGAATATAGCTGCCAAGGTTAAAATTATCTTTTTCATGATTAGTTATTTTGATTGTTTATTAATACATTACTAGTTACTACTGCTCTATGGGATTTGATATTATCTATATCCCAAGTCCATTTATAAGTGGTTATTTTATTTTTAAAATCAATGTATCGATGAGTTTTAATCCTAACATTATCTTTTGCTGGATATTTAACATTCAGTTCATCCATAACAATATGAACGACATTGTTTGAAATAAATTCATATGATACTATATCATCACAAATTATACCATCTATTCCATAAAGACATCCGGTCATTTCTTTTAAATCATAAACTAAAGATACATCATCATATCCAGATCCTAATGAAGTCAACATTGTGTCTGAATTATAAATGGAATCTAAAGAAATATCATTATTTCTCAAGTTCATAACTGATATCTTACTTGAATCTGTAACAGTTATATCTATTATAGATGGATTTTGAGAAAATACTTGAGTTGCTATAAAAATAGCTGCG